TAGAACAGGTGCAGAATATCTCGGACATAGAGGCAATACCGTGGGTGGTAAAACATTAGAACAAATAAAGAAGGACGGTGGCTAAAATGGCTGGCTTTGTAAACGAATTATTTGATGAATCAGGCAAGCCGATTGAGCGGTATCTTCCTGCAATTAAAGATATTCAGGATGGCCGGAAAGTGGTAACTACTGCCGGAACAGCCGTAGCTCTGGCTGCTTCCACTCGTTGCTTTTATGTATTCATCACGGCTTTATCCACGAATACAAACAGGGTGATGATTGGCGGTTCAACCGTAGTGGCTGCGGTGGGAGCGACTTCCAGAGGTACTCCGTTGAGTGCCAACGAGAAGATTGGCTTTCCGATTGACGACCTCTCCAAAGTCTATGTTGACTCAGTAACCAACGGAGAGGGTGTCATGTTCACTTATTATAGCTTAATAAAAGGAGATGAGCCATGCCAGTCTATGAGTACCGCTGCACCGGCGGGCACCGCTTCGAGCAAAGAAAAGCCCTTGCCGAAAGAGGGACGGCCATCTGTCCGCGCTGCCAGCAAAAAGCCCCCAAAGTAATCTCGGCAGTTAATCATACTTTCGGTTTCCGCCTGACCGAATCCTCACATGAAGGCGATAACCCCGATACCGTAGAGCGGGATATATAGAAAATAACGTTTGAGAGGTAATAACATGGTGGGTGAATTATTCGATTCATACGGTAGACCAGTAATCGTACCGGTTGGTTTTGATGAAGGAAGTGGTTTATTCGACAACTACGGCCGTCCAATCAAAGTTATAGATTTTTCCTTGGGCTTTTTCCTAAATAAACTTGATAGATTGCTCGTTAAGCATGCCTCCGACCATAACACAGTGGTATTTCAAGGGTCACTGGGTATCCCATTGAAAATAGGAACCCAATACTTTTATACCACTGCGGATGTCAATATCTCCACTGCGACTAACATGGATGCGGGGGCTGTGGCCGCCGGTACTGATTACTGTGTGTATGCCTGCGACAATGCGGGTAGTTTGGTCTTTTTGATTTCCCTTAACACAACCGTGCCCGCGGGTTACGATGCTGCTCATAGCCGTAAAATCGGCGGCTTTCATACACTATGCGTAAATGTGGGAGCCATCGGCGGACATACCCTGACCGGCTACGTCGCTAACGACATACTACCGGCCAGCATCTGGGACTTGAAGCATCGACCGATTTCCAATCCTGCGGGAATGGTTTACGTGGAGGCTATTCGAAAATGGGTGGATATTTACTTGATGTCCGGTACGGGGGCTGCCACTGCCAGTGTCTATAACGCTGCTATCACGGATACCCGTAACTGGATGGATTTTGTAGACAATGCCGCCGCCGTCAAAAAGCGTCTTCTGGAAGATGATGAGTTTCAAGTGGCAGCCGCTGGCAGCAATGAAGCCACCAATATAGCCGGTTCAAACGACCCTGTCACTACCGGCGGACACTCAGATACGGCTGGTAGACGTATGATATCCAATTACGGCCTCGAAGATTGCGCTGGGGCAATGTATCAATGGTTAAAGACACAATCTTATCGATTCGATGGCGGGGTGCTCTCTATTATCACAGCCGCGAAAACCTTGACGATAACGCACGGTGTCACGGCAGGAGCCAACGAGGTCTATCTTAAGTACGATGATAGCGGCAGACCTTACCTGTGTTGTAACATGGCCACTACTACAGTGGATAAGAGGCTGACCTTTGGGGCTGCATACGTGCAGGTTATTAAGCACGACGCTGGTGCCGCCACCGGCTTACAGGTTTACTTTGATGAGGATGCCACGCAGCCATCCCGATTACTGGCCATTCTGACCGGGCTAAAGGATAACTATCTGGATAGCAGCAATCCTCTATATTCGCTTAAAGTTACCTACAATGTAGCTCCTGGAACGCCTGGAGTAGCGCTATATTTTGATGACGGCGCACATCAGCAGTTAGAGTTCACGTCTCCAACACTGGCCAATGGCACGCTGGATTTGGCCTTAATAACTTTTGTTGACCCCTCTTTTGCATGGTACGCTTTGCCTGGAGGCAAAGGGCAGTTCTTTAAACAAGGCACCTATGGAGATGCGAAGCTGCTGGCGGGCTTGAGTTGGGCTGATGGCGCGGATTGCGGTTCGCGGGGGCGGGTTGCGAGTCGCAGTCGCTGGGCTGCGGATGCGGTTATCGGCGGGCGGGCGCTTTCGGACCCGCTGTAAGCGGAGCGCGAAGGCGGGAATTAGGAGGCTATACATGAATAGCAGGTTGATTGAGTCGCAAAGGCCACTGCTGGCAGGCATGAATTGGAATAATGGCACGAATTGCAGTTCACAGGGGCAGAATGCGAATAACTATCGCTGGAATACGAATACGAATATCGGCGGGCGGGCGCTTTCAGACTTAGGGCGTATCCTAAATGGACTCAATAACCCCGCTAACATTAGCGAAATACAAAACAGGAGTTGCCGGGTGGCTAGTAGGCGAGCTGAAACTCACCCGGCACAAAACTAGATGAAAAGACACGGAAATCTGTTTGAGGCAATAACCAGCCTGGATAATCTCCATCTGGCTTATAGACATGCCCGCAAGGGTAAAAGCTGGCAGAATACCGTTCACGTCTTCGAAGCTAACCTGGCCAATAATCTCTATAAAATACAGCAAGCGTTAATTAATCAGACCTTAATCAATGGGATTAGATGCAAAAATATAGTTGTGGCGTGTCCTGCTGGCCATAAAGTGAAGGTGTGCTGTGGCTGATAGATTTGCGGTCAATCTTGGTGGAGCTAACAAGAACTGGTCTGATACTACGGCTGTAACTGGAACATGGGTAAAGACAGGTGGAAGCATCGTGAATCTGGATTATCTGGTGCTCACTAACTTTACAGGCTCTCCCACGAATTACATAGCGTGGTTTGCCGGAGCACATTCAACGGATAGCGGTGGTAATACCGGAATCACCTTCGCTTCTATGGAGAGTTTACTGGCTAATACAATTTGCCCGACCTTTATGACTCCGACATATCCGACTCGGAAAACAGAGTCAGTCATTTAAGGAGGTTCATTATGCCGTATGGAATAAGAAAAGGAACTGGCAAGACCATTCAAAATCGTCAAAAAGAGTACCGGAAAGACCGTTGGCTCTTCGAGGACTAGAGCTAATGCCAAAGCGAGTATAAGAGCGAGATACGCCAATTCTAAATAGGACGGTGCGCCATGGCTGTAATAACATACGCTGATTTTCTAATACTGGTAAGCCAAATCCTGCAAGATACAACGAATGTTGATTATCCTACCACGGAGCTTGACCTGTATATTCCTCAAGGCGTGGCCAAAGGCTCGGAGTATATTCCGAGAACTGTTAAGGAATTGGCTACTATTACTGCGGATAGCCGGAATATCGCTCTCTCTGACGAGAATCTCCGGAATCTTTTATGGGTTGAAAAGGTTGAGTATCCCATAGACCAAGACCCGATAGCATTCCGTAACTGCACTCGATGGGGAGATATCCTTTCTCTTGAGATGTCTGCGAGACCATCGAGTGCTGTGTCTGCATACCTCTATTCAGCTAAAACTCAAATCCTGCAAAAAGCTATCGGTACATCTGATACAGCCGGAGCGATTAAAACTGGTGCTGCTGCCGGAGTTTCGTCTCTGGCCTTAAAATCTCTGGGTACTGGCACAATCAATGAGAATACCAAACTAGAGATAGCCGGAGATGCTACCGATTACATGGTTAAAGCCACGGCCACGATAGCAGGGAACGAAGCAACTGTTACGATAACTCCGGAGCTAACTGCTGCCGTCCTAGCCGATGCGATTGTAACCTTGAGTCTTTCTTCCACCCTTGATAATGTACTGGCCTATACCGTGGCTGAGTTTGTGGCTGGCCTAGCTGCTGTCAATAAGGCCATGGATTCAATCGGAGATATCAACGTAGGCTCTGGTAATGCGCCTTCACAGTTACAGCAATGGGGAAATAATAAAATGGTTACGGCTATCCAGAAACTTAGCAATCTGGCTAAATTCAAACAGGGCAACCTCTA